AGTCCATTTACACAAGCTAAAATAATAGTCACAAAAACGCCAGTAGGATATGCTTCAGTAACTGTACCTCAATCTAGTCTTATTTTTAATAATATTACCGCTGATGAAACTAGTGTTGTAGTTAATAGAGATTCAGAAGCAATAATTTATTTTAATGGCAGCCCTGGTACTGTATCTGTTTTCCCTGGAGTATTTTCCAATCCTTTTTCTGTGCCAGTACCTTCATTAAATGACGTTAAAAATATTTTATTATCTGGTAGCGACACCGCAACAATTTACTTTAATGGCGTTCCAGGTACATTGCCTATATCTACTGGATTGTTTAACACATTTACTTCTTTTGTCCGCACATCTCCTGGATATGATGGAGCTGTAATCAATCAAAATTCTACATCAATAGTTTATTTTGATGGCGTTCCTGGTACAGTTCCTATTTCAGTAGGTCTCTTTAATTCTTACGTTACCAATTTTATTGATACATGGCGTTTCATTGATTCAATGCCAACAGTTGAATCAATTAGTCCGTTTACGCAATCTAAAATAAAAGTTACAAAAACGCCAGTAGAATATGCTTCAGTGACTGTACCTCAATCTAGTCTTACTTTTAATGGGCTTACTGCACTCGAAAGTAGTGCTATAGTTAACAGAAACTCAGAAGCAATAATTTATTTTAATGGCAGCCCACGGACTTTACCGATTTCTGCTGGGTTAACATCTAGTTCTTTCCGTGTAACTGTTCCTCCATTGTCTGAAATTAAAAATACTGTTCTATCTGGCAATAATATAAAGAGAACAGTTTACTTTGATGGACTCCCAGGTACGTTGCCTATATCTACTGGATTGTTTAACACATTCACTGCTTTTGTTCCTCCAACACCTGGATATAATGGAGTTTTCATTGCTAGAAATTCCAGGACTACAGTTTACTTTGATGGTGAGCCAAATACATTGCCTATTTCTACAGAATCATCTAATACTTATGTAACAGGAATTTTCCCTTTTTCTGCTGCACAAGAAATGGATTTAGATGAACAGGAAATACAGTTTTATGGAACAGATCCTGGTATTACTGAAATTTATTTTAACGGCAGTCCAAATACATTGCCTATTTCAGCTGGATCCCAGACAAACTATTTAACTGGTCCTATTCCTCTTTGTGGTATTCAGGCAATGGATTTAAGTAATCAAGATACTCAAATAGATACAACAACATTTCAATCTGGTGTTAAAACAGATGCTAGTGTTGTACGTTCTGCACGGTCTTATAATGTATCTGGAATTGCTTTAGTTGGGGATGAAGCATTGGAGAAAATAGTCAAAAAAGCAAATGGGCTAACTCCAACTTCATTTGAATTTGTAGGAGATGAAGTGTATGCTGTAGCCACATTTCCAGATGGAGAAAAGATAGAAGGCGCTGCTTTGATAACCAATCTAAGTCTACCTGGCAACCAAAACGAAGTTAAAAAGTATTCTTTTACTTTAACTTTTCTTGGTAAAAAAATGTCTCAAATTTTACTTTAACAAATAAGGAGAAATTATGCCTTTAGCTACCGCTCCAGTTATTTTACAAGATTATTCTTTAGAAGTAATGCTATTGCCTTTGGTTACAAGTGGGTTTGCTGCTGGAACTTCTGATAGAAACATTAGTTCGTTAAGACGTGTTCTTACTTGTACTACTCAAGTTGCACCTCCTACCAGCGGTGGTGTAGCTACACTTGCATTGACCACTGATGAAGGTAGTAGTTCTTCTCCAACAGTTATTAAGGAAGGCACTGGATTATCGTTTATAGAACCACTTGCGCAAAATGCCCCAGCTGGAACTGTTAGAACTAGAATTCAAGTAATGGCTGCTGAAGATAAAAGTATTGCGCATGGCGCTAGTGCTACTGATTTGAAAGTAATTGGACTAGACAGAACTATTGCTGCAAATAGCACGGCTGCATTAATTGAGGGTTTACTCCCATTAAGCGGTATTCAAACACTAGATTTGAGTAATCAAGAAACTCAAGTTGATACCACTTCTTTCCAATCTGGATCCGGAACAGAAATGGCAATGATTCGCGTGGCTCGTGCCTATTCCGTGTCTGGTATTGCATTGGCTGGAGATGAGGCGCTCGAAAGAGTAGTTAAACCAGTTGCTGGATTTCAGGGAGAATTTTTTGGTAGAGAAATTTATGCTGTAGCTACATTCCCAGACGGTGAAAGATTGGCAGGTGCTGCTAAAGTAACTGCGTTTAACTTTCCAGCCAACCAAAACGAAGTTAAAAAGTACAGTTTTACGCTAACATTTATGGGTAAATCCTTTGAATGGAATCCTCCATATTCTATTAGCTAAATATGTCTTTTTCCCAACCACTTTGCAACAGCTCTCTTGACGTAATGCTGCTTCCCATCAACAGTGCGGGAAGCACTATTACTGACGTTACGAAGGTGACAGCTTTAATTGCTCAAACTGCTAACATTGGGTCTTCTCAAATCTATTTGCAAGTCGTCGGTGGATCTTACTTTGTTCCCGCCGGCATTGCTTTGTCTTTTGCGGGAACTTCTGTTAGTGGCGTAGCGTCTAGGCGAAGACAAGTTGTAATATCTCAAGATGTTGTGTTAACAACAAGTCCACTATTAGTTCCGGTAGAGCCTTTACAATATCCGGTACTGCAAACTGATAGCGCAGTCGTTGTACCTGGATTACTCCCAATTAATGGTATTACGACTTTAGATATTTCAGCTCAAGAAACTTCTGTTGACACAACTAATGCTTCATCTCGTAAAGGAGTAAATAGCGTTTTCATACGCAGGGCGATCAGCTGCAATGTTAGCGGCATTGCGTTGGCTGGAGACAAAGCGTTGGAGACAGTAATTAAGCCAGCTGGAATATTCTCTAATAGTTTGTATGGTAGAGATATTTATGCTGTAATTACTTTACCTAATGGAGAGAGAATTGTTGGAGTGGCTAAAGTTGGTGGCATATCTTTCCCAGCTAATCAAAACGAAGTTATGAAATATTCGTTTAACTTAACATTCCAAGGAGATTTACTTGAGTGGACTTCTGCTTTTAGTTTTTGAGTTATTATCTTAAAAATAACCTTAATGGTTTATTGACCACCACCACATCAAGTAACAATGAAGATTTTAACAGACAGTACTCAGCTCCTTGCCGTATTAATTAATTGCACCAGAGAAGGAAAATCCTTGTATTGTGGTGCTGCTATTTTTAAAGGGGGATTATCAGGAACTATTAATGTTTCTGATAAATTTAGTTCGTATACAATTAAAGTTCCAGAATCAGTTGCTAAAACTGCTACTAAAGAATGTTATATTGATGAGTATGATTCTTTAGAATTTGAGATTGTGTAAAATGCTTGGATTTATCACTGGCAATCCTAAAACTAATTTTATAAAAGTAGGAGATGTGCTTTTCTTTCCCAAGAAAGACGGTATTACTGTTGGGGAAAGAAGACAACTAGCCGAAACAGAACAAAGTAGGCAGCATGCTTCTTTGAAGATTCGTCGATTAGTTGGAAAAATTGCGCAACAAAAAGGGATTTCACTAGAAGAAGCTACAAAACTTTTAACTGGTGGTATGACCGAACAAGATGGTGTTGAGGTCATTGACAACACTGAAGTTGTATTAGAATATGCTGATGATTTAGCTGATATCAATGCTTATACATCTAGCATGGAACTTAACCTAAAATCTGTTGTAGCAACAATGCTTATTAAAGAGCGTGTTGCACATATTATTAGTGTTGTTGTAGATGCTAATAAAGATGATAAAAAGTTGGTAATTGAGCCTTTGCCAGCAGATTTTTTACTAGAAAAAGGCACTAAAATTAGATTTGGGGAGAGTTACGAAAATTCATTCATTGTAACAGTAGAAGATAATTATAGCGAAAATGCAGAACAAATTAGAGTTTCTGCATTACCTAAAAATATTACTGCTGGAACAGTTGGATTTTTACATAGAGGAAAAATTCCTTTACTTGGTTATCCTAGTTGGAATTTAGAAAAGACCTATTCTTTAGATGAGACTTTGGTAGATGAAATTTACGATTTTTATCTTAATGAATCTAGCAGATGGAAAAAAATAGAAGAAACTGAAACACAGGGGGAGGATCAACTGGAGAGTCGGAAATTCCCAGAATTGACTGGGAAGGACTCTACTGGAGAATTCAGTCTTACAGAATAGCTGATCCCAGATTTACTAGCTGGGAATCATATTTAGAGCAACTTGATTACGTAGTTTTTAATTGCATTAATCAAATGGAGAAGCTACGCCAACAAGAACTAAATATGCAAGCTAGAGTTCATGCTATTGGCTGGGCAGGACTATTTAATGGATTTAAAGGTAAAGACGATCCATCTATTAAATACACTGATTTACTGCCATTCCCAGACAGAAGCAAATCTGAAGGAAATGGCGTATTAAGTCCAAAAACTAAAACTATTATTGAGGACGCTATTAAAAAACGGGAATTGCCAATACAAACATTAACTTCTTTGGCAATGCTTCTGGAAAAATAATTAAAAGGCATGTAGTAATCTATATGCCTTTTATAGCGTCTTTAGCAGCTTTTAGTATTGTTTTTATAGTTTGATATGTTTGAATAAATAATGTTTTTAAACTAGAAGTAAATATCTGTAAACACTGAAAGATTAACACAACAGTCATTATAAGTATGGTTTGTTTGTTCAAATCATCTTCTAGCGAACAAAGCTCAAATGTGGCTTTATATGAACTATTGGTAGATTTAAACATTACTAAGTTTACATTTTTAACTTTATTTTTAATATAAGACAAAACTGCATCTTGATTTTCTTCTATTTTCTGGCATATATTATCCTCACAACTTATGAAAATGTCAGTATGCCCATTGCGCTCTAAACAAGATATAGAACAGTTATTTAAAATATCAAGAACAATTTGGCTCATTCTAATAATTGATGTCTACATCTGTATTTTGTCACTCTATCCCAGTAACTTCCACCATAGACAAATAATTCACTAACTCTATCTCCTCCTAAGTTATGCAGTCCTGTTTTTTTTGCAGTATCTATAATTATTGCTACATGATGTGGTTGTACACCACTAAGAGTCATACCAACAACATCATTGTTTTTTAAAAGTTCGTCATCTTCTAATTTTCTAAAACCTGCTTTGGGAAAATTTTCGTTCAATAAATTCCATGATGGACTAATTGTTTCTTCAAGTGAAAATCCTCTTGGAAAATCTGGTAATGCTATATCTAGCATTCCTTTATAGTAGGCTCTAAGTAAACTAAAACAATCAGAACGGTTGTAAACAAACGGCCATTTTAGATAATAATCTATTTCCTTAGGAGAATAAATATTAAAATTATCAAAGCAAGGAAATGGATTAATTATGTTGTTTGGATCAAACAAATCCCAGCAATCAAACTCACTGTGATATAAACAATACGCCAACTTATTAGACTTAGCATTACAAATATCAGGAGGACTTAAATATCCAGGCTGACTATCGTTCCAATGCGTGTGATAAACCATTTGAATCTTTCCATGAGATTCTATTAATCCATCAATTTCATCTGGATTAATTACAAACGCCTCATTTTTGTTCTCAGCAATATTAGAACATTTGTATGGCTTGTCATTGATTACAACACCACAGACCTCTTGTTTTGGGAACTGCTTGGAATGTTTAATAATATGTTCTTTAATATGTTGTGATAATAGCATTACATTACAATACCTAAGTTACTAGGAATATTAGATCTGACTTGACTAGCAGTGATTTTATTACTTATAACATATTGGTTTTCTCCAATTAAAGATAAAACCCATTCTCCGCAAACACATTCTTTAAGATTTTGCCCTGTAGGACTCCAAAGAAACGACTTGTCAGCATATTGTCGTAACACGTTCAAAATATCGTTTACTTCGGATTCTGAGTAGACTGGGCTGCGAACATCCCATTCTACAATAGGAAATATTCCCTGAGTTAAAACTTGACTATAATTATCTCCTAGTCTAGTTTTAGTTGTAGGAATAAGAGTCTTTTGGCTTGTTTGCCAAGTAGGAGTAAGATAAAGAATTGGTAACGTCATGATGCTATAAAATAACCAATTGTGTAATTAAAAGTGGATGCAGCAGAAGATACAATATTTAGTGCTGTGTTTGGAGATA